TCCCTGTATGATTTTACGTCTTGCACCATATTGTAGATATTCAGCTATGTCTAACTGAACAGGTGTAGGGTCTGGTAGGTTTAGATGTCTCCAAGTAACAATTAAGAAATATCTAAAGTCTTGTAGTTTTTTTGGTAAGGGTTGCAATTATAAATCAGCTAAAGGTATAGCATCTAAGTCTGGTAAGTTCTCCATAAGCTCTTGCATTGGGTTTTTTTCTACAGGTAAACATTCAACACCATTATCTTTTAAAAACTGTCTAGCTACGTTTAGATCCCCTGCCTTTGCTTCGCCACTTGTAATCTTATCTGTCAGTTCTTTTGCAAGAAGTAAATGTAACTTTTCTAGGATTTTAAAATTCTTATCCATGATTAGTCTTGTTTTTTAATTAATATAATCATTTCTTACTTGTATTGCCAGTAAGAAGATACTTTATCTTACCAAAGAAACCTAGCTTTTTAACTTTTTTATATAGTTTCATACCTTTCTCATAGCGATATAGCTTAGTTTCTATATCTGATATACGCATTATTGCTGAAGTTAAAAGTAAATCCTGTAGCTTGGTGTACTTAACTAGGTCTAAACAGTATGCCCTTACAGCTTCTTCTGGCATTTGTTCTGTTTCACGTTGCTTGACTTCGATTTCAAACTCCACTTCTGGCGGTGGATTGCCAACAAGAACCTTGAAAAACTCTTTATGGTTCATATCAGTTCATTTTAGGAAATAACTGTTGCTCCAACATATCAACAGCCCTGTCATCAAGAGTGTTCGAGGTCTGCTTACAGATTGCACGAAGCAAATCTACGATAAGTCGTTTCACAGCAGTTGTAGTAAAGAACTTAAGTAGTATTGGTTTTAAGAGTTTGAGCATAATAATCTTGTGTTACTTTCCAAACATAGCTACATTGCTAGTATTAGACAAGAGTTTGCACTTCTATGGAAGATCAAGAACCAAGTAAAGTTGAAACCATTGTAAAAGTTTGTGTGCTTCTTTGGTCGGCAACGCTATTATCTCTTTCGTACTATGAACCGCCAAGTGGCAAAAAAATAGTTGATTTTGATCCAACTTTCATAGCCTCGATCTTTTCAGCATCAACAGCCTCACTGGGATTTTCGATAAAAAAGAAAAAAGATACTATAGTAGATAATAAGAACTCTAAAGTAGGAATCAAATGAAGAAACTATTATTACTATCTTTGTTTTTGTTTAGTCCTGTCTCAGCATTTGCAAATGGGACTCCAACTTGGACCACTGGCTCTAGCAATAGAACTGAAAATACTACTCAGACAATAGATCGCACCATTGTTACTGAAAAATATGGGGCGGCTGTAAATACTTGGGAAGCTACAAACATTACTGTAACTTCTGCAACAGATGGCGGTATTGAAGCAGCAGACGCTATTTTTACTCCAACTGATAATACTGCTGAGTGGACATTATCAACAACAACAAAAGCAGCTTCACAAATGATAGAAAAGATTACACAAACAGATGACATTACGACCACAAGCGTTATTACTAGTTTGTCTGTGTTTAGTCAGTAATTCAGTAAAGGCTGAATCTGATACTAATGTAACCGCACAGCCAAATGCTGTTGGCAACTCTAGTATCATCAATCAGAACATGAATATTAATAATTCGATGACAGGAAAGCAACAATTTTCAGATTTAATATGTAGTCAGCCTACTGTGGCTGTTACCCCATTTTATACAGGCAACGAGGCAGAAAATCCTTATGCAGAAAATCCTACTTATAGTATTAATCAAGGTTGGGGTGTACAGCTATCTTTTATGATCCCATTGGGAGATAATAAAACTTGTAACGAACTATCCAAAGTAAAACTAAAGTTAGCCAAAGAAGAACTAGACAAGCAAGAGCATGATAAACAGCTAGTTCGTGTTTTGAAATGTAGTCAGCTTCACGCATCAGGTTATATGATAAATCCTAAGTCCAAATTCGCATATATCTGTAGCGATGTGATTAATATACGAAGTTATGTAAAAGCTAACTCTGAAAAATTTAAACCTACTAATTAAATTATGAAAGAATTATATCGAACACCTAGTCGTATAAAAACTCGTTACATTGCTATTTTTTCTTTAATTACTTCATTTACATCTTTTGGAACCGCAATATTAGTTTTTTTATATTTTAAAAGTCCCGCTTTTGAAGACCTTGTATTAAAACAAGTTTCAAAAAATATTGATTGGGTTCTGCAAATAGAATTAGAAAAACAACTAGAAAATTTAAGACCCAAATTTAAAATAGATGTAGATGATACCAATAAATATTTTTGGGATCTAGTTGAAAAACATAATAATGATCTTATAAAAAAACAACTAAAACGTTTTGATTAAATTCTAGTAGCTAGTTTAGACACCACATAAGTTACCCAGTACAGGTATGTGAACTCTAGCTACCTTTATTATTATCCATCTTTTCCTTCACATTTGCGACTTCTTTTTTAAGAACTTTTTTAAATATTTTTGTCATTACTTTTTTTAACTGATTAATAACGCTTTGTAAAACCATTGAGCCACCAATAGCTGCTGTGGCACTTACGCCAGATGCTATGACACTTGATGCAATTACCTCTGGCGAAGGTACAGGAAATTCGTAATTTATAAATGGTATATTAAAAGTAGCTACAGTTTCAGATGAAGTATTTTCTAGGTTTTTTGGTAGGTTCTTTGGGATCTGTTCTTGGTTTATACCTTGCACTTCCTCTTTTGGTTCCTTTTCTGTTGAAGAGCTACTTCCCTGATCTACCTGCAATCCCGACTTTACCTGTTCCAGACTCGGCAAAAGAATTGGATCTAAAAAAGGCTCTTCCACTACAGGTGGATAAAAAATTGTTCTAGGTGGTACAAGTACATCTGAGGTATCTGGTAAATCAGGTAAAATTATATCCATAACTTAATTAATAGAAGTAGAAATAAATAGTGTCTTACTTCTGCCAATTCCTACTTCTTTTAATAACATAGCAGAAATTTAAAATTTAAGTCGGTTCAGTAGGCCATGTAATATTTGATAACTGAACATCTGCTGGCGTTTGGTTTGCTGGTAAATCTCTTAATGCTTGCCTGTAAGTTTTTTGTGCATCAGTCATTGTTCTGTCAGGCACTGCCATCCAATCAGATTCTTTTAATTTTATATTTCTTTGATACCTTAACTCTACTAAAGCTAAAGAACCATTTGCAGTTTTCCAAGCTTCCCAAGCTGCGTTTATCTGTTCATCAGTAGGCTGTGCATCTGGATTTCTGCCGTCATCGTACCATTTATGAATACTATGAGTATCCCAATTAATAACATATTCATTGTTATTTAAGCCAAGTTGTTCAATGGCTAGATCAATGTTTACGTCTGCGTTGATTGTCATGATGTTATCCTAAAAATAGTAACTTGTGCATAATACTCAAGCTCAGAACCAAAATTGCAATCAAGACCGAAGCCTGATGTAGCTTTAGTTGTTTGGCATCTATGCTTTAAATAGTAGCCTTCCCCTCCTGAATGAGAAAGAATTCCGAAACCAGAAGACGGAACAGTACTTGGCGAAGTAGTGTTACTTGCCACATTAGATCCATAAAGTACAGTGTCACCACCATCTGTTACTATTTTTGCTCTATGAACAGAAACATCATGTGCTTGTGCATAAAAATGTATTAAATAGACACCTTCTGGTAATGTAAATTCACCTGTGCTTGTATCTAAAGTACAAAAACTTGTTCCATCATGTTCTTCTTCATTTAAAATTCTTGTTCTATCTGCACCAGATGTAAAAGTACCACCATTACTAGCATGAGATTCTCTCTGTCTTAATATACAAACAGCATTACCAACTCCAATACCTTGAATACTATATCCAGTGGCAGTAGTTCCTATTGTTGGAAAATTTAAATCGCTTTTACAATAATTCTTATTAGCTACAAGAAATTTTTCAGAAAGAGTAGGACTAGCATACCCTTGACTAGCAACTTTTAAAGATATTTCACCACCTCCGTAAGCATCTCTACTTTGACCTTGTACTCTTGCTACTACTCCATTAGAAGTACCATCACTACTTTCAAAGTCTACCCTTCCAATAGTTTGATTAGTAGCTGTTGACGTGTCAGTATCATGAAATTTTAAAACATTTGAAGTTGTGCCATTTTCACCTTGACCTGAGTTATTATCAACAAGTTCTAAGCCAGAACTACTGAACGCAGCACTTGTTGTTGTGCCATCAGGAATGATTTCGATACCAGTATTTGTAGTCTCAAGCTTTTTACTGTTGTCGTAATAAAGCTCTGTAGCACCATTAGGGATTAATTTAATACCTGTCTCGCTATCTGCGGGTTGTATATATAATGGAGTGCTAGTGTTAACATTTCTAATAATTGAACTATTACCATCATGCCAAATTCGTAAATCTCCACCATCTCCAAATATTGCTTGTTTATTATCAGCTAATTCTATAGACTCTAAGTTATATAAAGTTCTACCACTATTAAGTACATTTGTGCCACCTATTTGAAGATTACCTGATGAAACATTAACACCAGAACTTACTGTCTGAAAATGTGCAGTACTATTATAGTATAAATTTACTCCTCCATCTGCTGCTGCGTATATCATATTTTCACTATTAGCAGCATTGTTTACAGTAAAACTATCAGTCGTAATTAGAACTCCACTATTTGAATCAATTAGTAGAGATCCTGTACCAGCATCTTTTATGTAAGAATTTGAACCATCATGATAAATTTCTAAATCATTTCCTGTACCAAGCCTTATTTTTACATCATCATTAAAATCTATACCTGTTGCACCACCAACACCAGACCCTATACCAGTTAACGCTGATCCATCACCTGCAAAGGCTGTTGCGGTGCAAGTTCCTGTAATATCTACGCCCGAACTAGTAGTTTCAAACTTCTTTGAGCCAGAATGGTAGAGTTCTGTAGGGCCATTAGCTATGCACCTTACTGCATTTTGAGCACTTTTACCTCTAATAACTGCCTCACCGTCAACTAGCTTAATTTGTGATGTTGCAGTACTTGGACTCGTAGCTACTCCAAGTATTTCTAATTGACCTGTATTGTTATGTATAAAAGAATTACTTCCATCATGATAAATTTGTAAATCATCACCAGTTCCAAGTTTAATTATTTCATTGTCTTCCATATCTATAGTGGAAGGAGCAATAGTCTGGTCGGCTACAAGAGCTACGATCTCACTTGCTGTCTGGTCATCAGTTTGATTTACCCAATCAAGATTACCTGATCCATCAGTTTTTAAAACCTGATTAGCGTTACCATCTGTATTAGGAAGAGTTAATGTATAACTAGCATTAGCACTATGAGGTGGTGATTTAATTTTTACACCATGACTGTTTTGTGAACAATTAAGTTGTATAGTTCCATCAGCACTACTTCCATCACCTTTTACTTCTACAACACCTGTACCATTAGGATTTAATTTAATATTTCCATTAGAAGTACTTGTAGTAATTTCATTAGTTTGTACATCTAAATTACCCCCTAGTTGTGGAGTAGTATCAGAAACAACATCACTTATACCTGATCCACCACCACCACCACTATTAGCAGCCCATTTAACACCTGTAGCTTCTGTGCTGTCAGCAGTTAAGATATATCCATTTTGTCCAACAGCTAACGCTGAAGGATCACCAGAGCCATCTCCTACTAATATTTCACCTTTACCATCTAAATCACTATTCATTACTGCACCAGCAGCATCTACGTTAGTTGCATCTGTAACGTCAGCATTAGATTCAACACTTGTAAGTTTTGTTTTTTCTGCATCAGTAAAAGCGTTAGTATCTGAGTTATTTTCGTAAGCTGTTTTTATTTCTGCATCTGTTTGATCTGCTGTAGCAGAAGCTTCTATTGCATTTAATTTACTGTGATCTGCGTCAGTAAAAACATTACTATCAGTTGCAGCTTCTACTGCTGCCCTGATTTCAGCGTTAGTTTGATCCGCAGTAGCACCTGTTTCTATTCCTGTAAGTTTTGTTTTCTCTGCGTCAGTAAAGGCATTAGTATTGGAATTTGCTTCATAAGCAGTCTTTATCTCTGCGTTAGACTGATCCGCAGTTGCACCTGCTTCTATACCATTTAATTTAGTATGGTCCGCATCTGTAAAAACATTAGAATCTGAAGCTGCTTCTATTGCTGCTCTAATCTCAGCATTGGTCTGGTCTGCTGTAGCACCTGCTTCAATAGCGTTTAGTTTACTATGGTCAGCATCAGTAAATACATTGCTATCACTAGCATTTTCTACAAGAGTTCTTATTTCTGCTGCTGTCTGGTCTGCTGTAGCAGAAGCCTCTATATTAGTTAACTTAGTTTTTTCTGCATCTGTAAAAGCATTAGTATTAGAATTTGCTTCATAGGCAGTTTTTATTTCAGCGTTTGTTTGATCTGCTGTAGCTCCTTCTTCAACACCAGCTAATTTATCTAATATCTCTTGTTGAGCAAATAATACTTGATCGTTTTGTGTATCTAAATCTACTTCTGTTAAAACACTACCATCTTGAAAATCTACTTTTTTTGCACTTATATCTGTATCTCTTTGAAACTTTATATTATTTGTACCAGAGGGAGGTATGTTACCAGAAGTAAAAGTAACAGTTGAACCGCTAATATTGTAATGAGTGCCTAGTGTTTTAAGAACACCACCTACTGTTACATCAACTTCTGCATTTGCTAGAAATGCAAAAGTTATAGCAAAACTGGCTGTACTGCCATTTCCATTATGTTGAACTGAAGTAGCAGTAGTGTTAGTAGCCATGATTAAAAGGTTCCAATGTTCATTTCCTTCATTGTTTCAGTTAATCTATCAAAATAATTTTTTTGTAGATTTTGCTTTGCTTTAATTCTATCAGTAAATTCGTCATTGCCCATTACATCTCTTGTGTATTCTAATATTCCTTTGTTTGTGAATTTAGTATTAATCTTGTTCATTGTTTGAAAAATTCTTTCTGCTGCCATTTCTCCTTCTTCTGAACCTAAACCTTTTTCTTCAATAATTGCTTTGTTTGCTTTGTAATCATTACCCATAAACCTACCATCAAAATAATTATCTAAAGCTTGTTTTAAAGTTACATCTCTACCACCCATTCTTAATGTAGTTTTATTTACATATATTTTTAAAGCATTGTATTCATATTTATCTAATTTTTTTGGTACAAAGTTTTTACTACCTACTCCTTTAAATTTTGACCCTCTTATTATCTCAGGTGGTTCTGGTAATAATCTACCTATAAGTTGAGTAGCCATATAATATTTATGATTCTTACTTGTACTATGTCTTGCTAAAGATAATAAATCTGCACCTTCTTTTTGAGGATAAGTTATTGCATCACCAGTAACGTGTTCTATTTGTAAAGGAAGTCTACCACCTAGATTTATGGGTACGATTTCTTGTGCTTTGTTTTTAATATTATCTAAAGCTTGTAGTGCAAGATTAGCCTGATTAAATTCTTCATCACCAAAATCTACACTTTCATTAGCTAAATCCCCTGCCCTTGTCTTTGTATCTGGTTTCATAAACCATTTGAGTTTACTGTAATCTCCTTTTGATTCTGCTAGTTCTCTTGCTTCTTGTTCTGTAAAACCCATTTCAGTTAATAAATCAGCAGGTAGTCTATGTAATTTACTTAAAAAGCTTGAATAAGGTATTGATCTACCAGCAACTTGTCTGCCTATATAATCTAAAATTTTCTTTTGTGTATAAGGTATGTTGTCTTCTGGGTCTACATTTTTACCAACTGAAGGTATTGCTGAAAATAAATTTATAGCTTCGTTTATTTGTTGTGTATAACTTCTGTTAAAAAGATTACGACCTATTATTGCTGCAAAACCAGCAGTAAATTCACCAAATTCTTTATCTTTTACAAAAGGACCGCCTTGTGTAAAATCAACCATCATTCTTATAAATGAAACTATTGGGTCTGGTAAATTTTCATAAGTTTTATATTCATATACTGGTTCACCATTTTTAAATAAAGGTTCACCATTTTCATCATATTTA